TGTTGATTTTGTTGTAAGGAGTTCTACTCAATCCCATCAAGTCAAATATCTCACCATGAATAGACAAGTCTCTAATCGTATTGTTTACTACTCGTTCATTTGGTGATACAAGAACATTGAACGGACCAGGATGAGATGTAATCCTTTGACCATACTTTGCCGCCAGACTTCCTGCACCATTTAGTAAGATAGAAATCTTACGATAGTCAGGCATTGAACTAAGAGAAAACTCTGAAGCCCATGGAATCAAATCAGAAGTCATACGGAATAGTTTGAATCCATTCTTATGATTCCATTTGATAATCTCAATAAGGTCTCTGGTGTTCTGTAATGCGAGGTCTGATGACCTTGTGATTCCTTCTTTAAGGAAAGTTCGTTTTATCATACTACGATTTGTAGTAATCTTATCTTTGCGTAGTGTCATATTGATACACGCGTAACCTAAGTTTGTCATTTTTTACTATTTAATCTATTACTAATATACAAAATTTTTTACAAATATCCAAATTTAAAAGTCACCATCTGCGACTTGAAAACAAGTGATACCATTCGCTCTCCACATATCAACGACTTTGTTTCTGTCATCGAATGTACAAAGAACATTATCTTTACCAATGTCGTTTAACCAATCTTGTTTTAAGACATCGTCAGGAGTAAAATCCTTGACAGGCCTCATAAACAATCTATGCCACGGAACATTGTGTTTGTTCAACCATTGTTTAGTTGTATGGATAGTACCTTTACTTCTACCACTAAATATCACAATCTGATGACCACTATCACACAATGATTGTGCCATTTTAATTACAGGTATATTTGGTTTATCCAAACTAATATTTTTAGGGTCAAAGAATTTGTCCCAATCTAACTTACCATTTGGTTTGGTAGAAATCTTTCTCCTATCATCGATAAGAGCAAGAGTACCATCTAAATCAAAGATTACTATTTTAAATTTTTGTGGTGGAAGATTTAAGGTCATCTATTTGTTTTTTAAGTTGTTTAATTTTTCTATCCCTACTTAGTAAATACTTTACTAAGGTGTCTCTGTGAGTTATTTGATATACTGATTTCATATCTTAATTATTATTACATAATAAAGATAACAAAAAAAGGGGACTTTTCCAAGCCCCCTATGTTAAATTTATGTTAAATTTTTGCTATAACTCTTCGTACTCTACATCCGTAACTTCTTGTAAAAAATAGTAAAAACCATCACTTCCTCTGAGTACTAAGTCGCAGTTAAGATGTTCTTTCCATGTAGAGATAATTGGTCTTTCTTGTTCATGGATTTTTCTTATGATTAAGTATAATGTATCATTGTGTTGTAACTTCTTGTATCTAAACCACGAGTATGCAGACATCTAACCTATTTAACTTTTACTGTAATGTTTTTTGCTTTTCTATCTTCATACTTTGGAATCTCAATATTAAGTAAACCATCTTTACAGATAGCTGATGTAGAACCTAAATCAAAAGACTCGTGAATCTTATACTTTCTTTCAAGTTTACGATTCTCTTTTTCTGCTTTGATTAAAAGGAATCTATCCTCAACCTTAACATCGACATCCTTGTTTGATAAACCTGGCACTTCTAACTCAATCTTTAAGACATCATCCTTAATATAAGATGTAGGTGATGAAATACTTCTTGTGTCATTGTCCCAATTCAGCATTGAATCAAACACAGTATCAAAATTTGAATAAAATAAATTTGTCATAATAATCCTTTTTTAATTAATATCTTTGATTATTATAGTACCAAATCCGTACCATCGAGTGTTTTATGAAATTATGTCAGTATTTGTATGACATTTTGTCAGTTTAGTGACAAAGGTGACCCATGTTTTATGACACGATATTGTCTTGTATCTTCAAATGAATCCTCAAGCTCTAAGATTAGACCATCCATAACAAACATTTTGATTGTGTCGTCCATCATTTTATGATTGGGACAAGTAATCCAAAGATGTTCTAAATCAAGAATTACATTTATCTTAGTTGTTATGTGTTGTGATTGTTCTTCAAAAGCGTCTTCTTCAAACATAGGAGTGTCTTCGAGGTCCTCTTCATACTCCTCACCGAACTCACCATAAAGATAATCGTGTAGATAATAGACCTTAGTCATATCATCTAAACTCATGAAGTAATTGTATTCTGCTTCATCCCACGCCATGATATCCCCTTTACTATAAGTATCTCTCATGGTTTATCTTTCCACAATTTATTTAGATATTCTAAACCCTCTATGTTTATAATGGTATTATCAGCTTTTACAAAATCTAAAAATATATCGATTATTGTAATTTTAAACTCGCTGGTAAACTTATCCTTCATCTGGTTTAGTTTAGCGCCCATGTTAACAACATAGTTTGTATTAGGCGCCTGTTCTGAGTCTATAAGTGAGTGGATTTTATTTTTAGCAATTGTGAAGTAAGGTTCTTTCTTTGCTACGATAACATCACGAACTGATGCAATATAAGTTTCTAAGTCTGACTTATCACCAAGGGTATCATCAGCCAACATATCAAATATATCACTTGAAGCAAACTCCAAGTAATACTTGTCTTTGTATCGATAGTTCATTAGACTATCGTCATAGAAGTCTTGTATGTCTAAATGTTTATCGTTCACTAACGATTATGTTTGTAATCCTAATCTATATTTTTTCTTTGCCAAATCAACGGCTTCAAAACAAGTCATTCCTAACTTATTTAATTCAGCCATTGTTACTTCAAATTCTTTTCCACCGATTTGTATGTATCCTACCTTAGTAGCACTATGTGGATGTTCTGAAAAACTAAATTGTTCGTGAATTCTGAAGTCTAAAGAGTTATATAGATTTCCATATCTTTTTTGATTTCGTTCCTGTCTTTCTTTAGGAACACCAAATGAGTGGTTCACATTACCATGTCTCATTTTTACTTTATTATACTTTTTCATAAGTAACTAATTTTGGTTATATACCAATAAATAGTTTTCTTAATGCTAATAAAGTTAATTTTTCTTACGATTTCTTCGAGAAATTCTATCAAACTTTTTTTCATCAAATGCCATATCGTGTTTCATTGGATGTGTTCGGTTGAAGTTCTGTTCTATTTGACACGACCTACTCGCCCAATACCATGCATCATATGCCTTAGATTGTGGTGGGATGAATAACTCTTCACCCACCACAGTTCCAACTCCACTTGATATGTAGAACAACCCATCGTTGTTCATTTGAATTTTTGCTTTAGGATATCTTTTCCTAACTTTTCTTTGGAAGGATTTAAACTTCCTCGCTTGAATTTTGTCCATCTAATTTCTTTTTTAAATGTTTGGTTAGACCTTTGTGAATATGACAGGTGGATAGTTCTTTATTTACAGAACATCTTTCAACCTTCTTTCCATTCTCAAGTAGTACTTCGTACACCAACCCTCTTTTCAATCTTGTTCTGTTTGTCACCTTACCTACTCTAAAAAGGCCGTTTACTTTTACAATAATGTCATCACCTTTTTCGAATACCATATTACTTAATTACTTTAATGATTTTAGTCTCTATTACAGACCCTACTTCAAATTCAATTCCTGAACCCTCGAAATCCTTTGTAACTTTTACCTCTGCGTCTGTCACAGATACTGCGTTAACTACATATTGTTCTGTTAACTTCTTCACCTTACCTTTGTCATCGGTATGATGTACTTTTACTTTTGCGATGTAATACTTCATAATTTACTTTTAATAATTTAACATTTGACTTAACTCATGTTCAGTTACAAGTTTGTACTGACCATTAGGACCATTGTCATGATAGTCCTCAGAAATAGTGTGATAGTATTGTACATACTCCTCACCATTATATTGTTTACCAGCAGGGATAACTACAATACAGAAGTTGTCACCTTGGTCTTGGTAGGAAATTACTTCCCTTTTAAATTCTTTATAATTCGCCATTTTTAAATTTATTTATTAATGTTCCTAAATCTCTACCCTTTTCGGTAGGTTTGTATGCCAACTTTCCATCTTCGTTTACATACATTGAAATAAGTTCTTTATCCAACAACCCCAACAGAGCATCATCAGTTTCATATTGTTGGTACTTTCTATATGCTTTAAGAATAACATCAGACAAGAAATCAATACTTGATGATTTCCGTAAACCCTCTCTGACAAAGTCTTCCATCAATTCCCAATCGGTGATATCAAAAACACCTTTTAGTTCTTTACAAATTTGTTTTGTCAACTCGTTTAGTTCTGATTTATTCCACTCCATATTAAAACTTTTCTCTTAATTCTTTTTCTACTTGTTTATCCAATTCTTCAAGATAATCCACAGATTCAACTGAACCAACTATTGCATCATATCTTTTGTGTTTGTAAATACCCACTACATATTCTGCACCCCACTCTTCTACTTTTTGTTTGAGGTCTTGTATCTCTGGTAAATGTACTTTATTGAATCCCATCTTTTTTATTCCAAATTGATTGTTCGTTTTCTTTTCCTAACTTCTTAATCTCTTCCCATCTTTTTTGGGAAATCTCTTCACCCCTACTGGCTGCGTCAAGAAAGTTTATCTTTTTCAACTCATGTGTATTTAAAGGTCTTACTTTTGTTTTGAGATATTCTGTTTTAGAATCTAAGTATTCCAAAAACATATCAAAATCATATGCAGCTATCTTGTCAAGTTGTTCGTCTGTTAATGGATTGTCGGGGTCGTACTTTAGGTTCATATCTTTAAATATACAAAAAATTTATTAATTTACCAAACTTTGTCTCTTCAATCTTTCGATTAGATAAAACTCGTACAACTCTTCTACATCCATCAATCTACTATTCATAGCTTTATCCCAAAGACAAAATCCAAATTCTTTTTCTAATTCTTTTTTTAAACTGGCTAATATCTTAAGTTCGTCTCGGTGTCCTTCTTCTGCCAACTTGTTTGCTCTAACATTCTTTAGGTAGGTCTTTTGTCTTGCTTCATATTCATATCCCCAATAATCACCACCATCAGGACACTTACTCATTATCTCATTGTAGAGGTCAGAAGACTGCTTTCTCGCAGCCTTCTCCTCTGAGTAATAATGAGAGTAATCGAAATCACCATTGTTAATTCTTTCTATCAAGGGTTTCTTGACTGATAGTTTTTTCTTCCTACCATTGGTCCACCATCTGAACTTATTGTATCCCATATCTTAGTAAGGTTGTTCTACATCTTCGGTGTTAAACAAATCCTCATTCTCTGGAACTTCACCTAAGAACTTTTGGATGAATTGTTTCATGTAAACTCTTTCAGATTGAGCACCACCACTTTGGTCGAACATTGGGTAGATTGTAATCTCAGCAGCTTCACCTAAATTGAAACCATCATAGAGTAGAGAACCAATCTCAACTGCCGTTCTCGTAGATAAGGCGTTACTTAACTTAGGAGTCTCAGACATCAAGTCAGCTCTTGTCATTGAAGTAATCTCAGCGACATTGTCGATGATGTCTTTATCAACTGAAGGATACATCATCTGAAGTAACTCAGACTCTTCGTCCTTAGTTAGAGTGTCCATTTCGATAACAGTAAATCTGTCTAACATCGCTCTATCGAGAGCTCTTGTAGCGGTGTACTCATTACCGATGTTTGCCGATGCGATGAAGGAAACACCTTCAGCAACTTTGACAACAGGAGCGTCAGCGGCTTCATCCAATCTTAGGTATCTCTGACCTTGGTCAAGAACCGTCATCAGAATGTTGTGAGCCTCAGGGTGAGCTCTCGTCAACTCATCAAGGATGACAACAGTATTAGGAGTTTGAATCGCTTTAACAAAAGGTGAAGTATTGAATACCGTACCCTTCTTGGAATCAAACTGAGTGTTACCAATTAGAGTTGTTCTTGGGTCTTGAGTAGAACCCAAGTTAATAATAAAGGTGTTGTAACCTTCGAGTGAATTTGCAGCCGCTTTAGCCGCCATAGTTTTACCACAACCAGCTGGGCCAGTCATCATAATGTTTTTACCTCTAAGAATGTTTCTCACTAAGTACTTCCACTTAAGAGACTTCATGAACAACATTTTAGGTTTTAGACCTTCAGACTTTTCGTGAATGAAATTAAGAACATCCGAAGTCATTTCAGAAGTCGCTGGTTGAACGACTTGAGGTTTGTACTCAAGAGCGACAAGACCACCATTAGGTGCGGTGAAGTTACCAACTGGCTCAGGGTTTTGTTCTACCTTAGCTGCTGGAACTCTTGTGAAGTCTATCTTACCATCTGATAGTCTACCACTAACTCTGACCTTGAATCCATACTTGTCAGGTCTTTTAAACGATTGTCTAACTCTCTTGAAAAGGTTAGTACCTTCTTCATTGAATTCAGGAATCAAGAATTGTTTTCCTGCTGAATCCTCAAATAGAAACTTGCCCTCAACTTGGACAATCTTTCCGAATACTGATTTTTGTGCTTTCATAAATTTACTATTTAATTTTTACTCTTTTAATTATTACTCTATAAAGATAGTGAATTAGGTTCACAACTCCAAATTTTTAATGTTAAATAATTGTTAAATTTTAACCTCAAACTTTTTATTTAATGTCTTAGCTAACTGAGTCATGTTATCAACATTGATAAACTCTGAGTCCTTTCCATACATTTGCTCGAAGTAACTCTTACTACTTCCGTAATATCCATCAGAGATAAAGTAGGATAGAACCCCAACGCCAGCTTGTCTAACTTTCTTAACTTGTTCTGCCGTATGGTCGACTGCGTATTGACCATTGTAACTAATCTCTTTGTTGTCAAAGCCAGGCCAACCATCAGAGAAGTTGATTAGATAACTCTCTGTGCCATTCTTAGTCTTTACTAACTCTTTTAAGATTGCCTCGAAACAAAGACCCTCAGGAGTAGTTCCACTTGGTGAAATAAACTTGAATAAGTTTTGTATCTTTTGGAACTTGTCTTTTCTTGAGTCATATGCAATCATCATTAGAGGTTGACACCCACTACCACTATTGTAGTAGATACCTCTATAAGAAATCACTACATTCATATTGTCGGTCATTGATGCCGCTTTAGCAATTGCGACTGCTGCCGTTTGGGTATTGTACCACTTGTCACCACTCATCGAAGAACTTGCGTCAATCGAAATGTGTAGTAGACATGGTGTAGCCGTGTTGATATTGATTTGGTCAAAGATTTGGAAGTTACCGAAACCAATCTCGTGTAACATTCTACCATTTAATTTACCACTCTTCATTCTTGGAGTGTTGTTAATTCTTTCTTCGTTTCTTGTCTTAAGTTTTTTACCTAAGATAGTTCCAAGTGTAATACCTTTTCTAACTGCTTTATCGTTTTCATCTTTTCTCCAAAAACCTAAGTGTGGAACAATGCCAGAGTCAATTAGATTCTTAGTAACATTTTTGATTACATAAGTTTGAACACCTTGAGAAGCGTTTCTGTAATATCCTTGTTGAAGTCCTTTACCTGTAACCTCAGTTTCGATATCAGCTTGGTCAAGAGTATCTATCTTCTTTTTGTCAGCCTTAGTAATTGTTTTCTTCTGAATGTCACCATCTAAAAACTTCTCTTGTTTCTTGATAGCGTTTTCTAACATCTTTTTCTGTCTGTCATTTAATGGAGTGAAGTCACCGCCAGCCCCATTCTTGTTACCGACACCAATTGACTGAGAACCTTTCTTGTCAGTAGAACCATCGTCTTTACCATCGTCACCTTTAGAGTCTTTACCCTCACCACTTCCGTTACCTTCCATTGGTGGAGCGTCTGCGGTTGGATTTGAGTCAGAAGACATATCAGACTTACCATCGGTATCACCATCTTGACCTTGACCATCACCACCTTGTTGTGGGTCTGTGTCCATATACTCATCGATGTTGTTTTGGATAACCATGAAAATCTTACCTGCCAACTCAAGAGACTCGTCAGTAGTTCTAAGTCTTGAAATATTTTTAAGGTCAAGAAGATTCCAAATCGTTCTCAATCCTTTCAAAGCGTTGAGGTCTCTATTCTTGTTAGTGATGTTAATCAATCTAAACATATAAGACTCCCAAGTTTCGTCTCTGTGTTCTGAAGACTTAAGACCCTTGTCAACTACATTAGAGTGAAAGTACTTGTCGTACATTGACTCGTAGTAACCTCTATAACCAGGCGCTGATTTGTAAATGTAATTATCAATTCTTCTATCTTCTACATAGTTAAGAAGATTCTTTAGTTTATTCTTTATATCACCTCTAACACCATACCAATCGTCATTCCATATTCTATCACCACCATCATTTGTTATGTAGTGAGGTTTGATGTAATCAGACATAGATGAAGGAAACACATCGTGGTCCATCAACAATCTTAGAGACTCGAAGTTTGTAAGTTTAACATGAGAACCTTCGTGAAGTGCGAGACCGACAATAGGGTCAAACTCCTTGTCGTTCATTTTAGCTGATATAACAACTTGTTTACCATCGGTGTAACTATCCTCACCTCTACCATTGAAAGTAACAGGGATAGGTTGTCCTGTAACGATATTGACGAAGTTACTGATAGACCTTTTGTACGACATCAGCTTCATCAAGTCATTAGATTTCTTTTCTACTTTAGTGACCTCTTGGTCATCGTCATCCCAAATGGACCTATCGAGCCAGAAGGAAGAATAATTTAGATTTGAATTGTACATACTATTTCTCATTTTTTAATCTTACATCTTAAAGATAAGACATTTTTTACTTATTTCCAAATTTCTAATGTTAAGAAATTGTTAAATTTTCATCACCCCTATTTTTATGCTTAGGCGTTCTTTTATATAATTTTTTACTTGGGATAGTTTGTTCTTTGGTTTTCTTACCTATATGATGCGCAGCTTCACCCATTGACCATCCGCCATTGAAATCTAACTTACTATCATATGTTTTCTTTTTCTTACCCATTTTTAGCAACCTCATCTAAAAAGTCTTCTTCAAATTCTACCCAATCAGGTATCGAGTCTAAGTCGACAACTGCAGGAATTAACTTTTTAATAAATACATCGTCACCCCAAGAAGAGGACTTGTGACATTGTTTTATCAACTTCAATAAAGTCAGAAATTTGTAATCCAACTCCATGTAGTTTCCATTGTTTATATTACTGTAGTTTTTATATTTTATTAAATCCATATCATTACTATTAATCATTATTACATAGTAAAGATAGTGAATTAAGTTGGGATTGCCAAACTTTAAATGTTAAATTTTTGTTAAAGTTATTAACAAGTTATTAACAGCCTTGTTCTCGTATTTTGCTTGCAGATATACTTTTAATGTCTGTTGGCGGTTCGTGTTCTATAACATCGTACCCAACTGACCTTCCGTAGTTGACTGATTCGATATCAGGTATGACTATAATCTTAACCCTACCTTCTTCTATTAAGTCTGATAAATGTGTAGATATGTTTCTATAAACTTGTGTTGGTGTGTATGGATTCTTATCATCTGGCTCCACATCACGAATTGCTATACAAACATTTTTTCCTTGATTTAATCTTTGGTCGATTAACCATCGGTGACCTTTGTGCCAAGGTTGCCACCTACCTATGAATAGAGAGTATTTCATTTAGAGTTTCTTGTATTGATTTGTTAGTTGTATCTATATGTGTATCCTCACCACCTATCTCAAAATCATCAGCAAAGTAATCTTCCTTACCTCTTATTTCTGATGTATGTAAATAAATCATTGTTGGATTCAAATCTAATATCTCGTCTCGTATATCCATGTATGGGGCTACTACTGATACCACTACTGAGAATCCTTGGTTATCTAAAAACCTAATTAACTTATTTACATCTCTGAGATTTCTCTCTCGTCCTTCTTTTGAATAATCTTTGTTATTGAATATTTCTCTTAGACCATCACCATCTATGTGAACTGTTTTGTATGGTCCTCTTATCTGATTACCGATTAGGTCATTATCTAAATGATAAATTAATTCTTTCGCTAATGTAGTCTTACCACTACCTGGCTGACCATATAACCAATATATCATTCCTTATCCTTTAACCAATTGTCAAGTTCATCAACTTCTATTAAACCTAAATCTTCTTCTCTATTTGCATCCATTAAATTAAACTCATAGTATGGATTATATCGAGTAGGTAATATAGTATTAAGTTGAGGATTGTTTTTAATGATTCCAATTCCCCAATCAGTATTAACTACACAAATGTGTAAGTCTGTTCTACTTGTTCTTAAATCATAGATTGCTTTCCATACCGTACCATTCCATGGTTCGTATTTACCATCAATCATATAATCCTCTCTAGCCATCCAAGAAGTTGGTGGACTACAATCGTGTAAAACAATATATCCTTTTGGATTTAAAAATTGAAGTGAGTTTAAAATATCTTTCTTTACTTGATATGATTTATGTAGACCATCTATAAAGATTACATCATACTTTCTATCAGGGTCATTAGTCCTTAAGAAATCAAAGAACTCATCTGATGTCATCTTGTAATCAACAGGATTTTCTTCGAACTCTACGCCGGGGTCAACTCCATGTTTTATTTTACAATCTATTTTGTCAAAACAATGTTGTGGGTCACATACACCTATTTCAAGGTATCGCCAAAACCCATTCTCTTTTATCAGTTTGTTTATGATGTCGAATCTATACATAATAAAATTTATTGTAGCCCCTAGGAGAATCGAACTCCTCTTTCCAGGATGAAAACCTGGCGTCCTAACCGATAGACGAAGGGGCCGATAAGTTAGAGAGAGGTTAGTGGAATTCAACCACTTTAGCAAAGCTAAACATTTGTCCTCTCTCTTAGAGCGGAAGGGTGGCTCTGCCCCACCATCTTTGTACTGGTTGTACAACGAGTTTCTTTTAACTCTTCTCCCGCTTATAAATTTAATATATTGTTTACAATATACGAAATAAAAATGACAATTCCAAATTTTTTGTGGAGAATATCGGAGTCGAACCGATGACCTCTTCGGTGCAAGCGAAGCGCTCTAGCCATCTGAGCTAATTCCCCAACGAATTATCCCTTTAGAATTTGTTTCTCATCTTCCTTTGATACAGGTATATCATGTCCATATTCCTTACCAAAGTTTTCAGACAACGCCTCTAACTTTCCAGTTGCGTCTTCTAATTGTCCTAACAACTTATCAATCTCTTCAGTATGTTGAGGGTGTTCACCGATAGCTACAGGGTTTTCGAAATAAACAGATAGTCTTGCCCTTGCGTCTAAAATGTCTGCAGTATACTTTGCCTCTACGGCTTGATACAATCTTCTTGAAACTTTACTCATAACAATTGTTTTTTTGTTTTATATAAATATTATTTTATTTTTAATGAACCGTGTATAGGTTATATTTTAATGTTAATTCTTCATCTGGTAGAATTCGTCTAAGTGTAAACAACATTAGATTACCATCTACATCTTCTCTTACTTCACAATTCGGAGTATCACTATGATTTATAAATCCACCTAATGGTGTTCTGATATATCCGTTTTCAAATCTATCATCAGCTATATGAGTGATTCCTAAATACTTTCCTTGTATTAACGACTCGGTTGAATACAATCCCAATCCTTCAATATCAGATTGTTTAATTGTAACTTGTTTTGGTAGTGGTCTATAAGTCTTACTCATTTGGTTGTGTTAGTGAATTGTTATACATCTCAGTTCTACCTTGCTCCACTACACCTTGTTTATGTGGTAATGAAAATGCGTTAATGTCTTTGACAAACATTGAGTTTAGTTCTGTTCGTGGTGTCTCACAATATAACGCCGGTAAAAGTTCATCAACAGGGAATAACATTGTTTTATATTTTGGTAAATGATTCTTAACAAGTTTTTTGATTCCACTCTTACTTAACATATATGCGTGGGTCTGATACGAATAGTGTGGTTTTACTATGTCGTTATCAAATGGTGTATCTACTACCCCATCAAATCCATCTTGTAACATTCTACCTAAATAAAACAAATCATAGTTTTGTTTTTTCAACTTATCCAACAAACTCCAATCCATTTTAGATTTGAACACAATATCATCTTCGTACACTAATATGTTTTCGTATCCGTTTTTATATGCGTCTTCCCATATGGCGATGTGAGACAAAGCACATCCTATTTCACCTAAAGTTACATCCCTATGCCAGAATAGATTCTCTTCATCTTTAACCTTTACATTACCAGTATCAAGATTCCAATCATCATATGGGGTGATTCCCATTAGAGACATATGATGTTTTGAAAGTTTCCATCCATTAATACCAAGTACTTCGAATGGAGTATCGCCAGGTAATCCAACTTCGTTTACGACATTTAATATCTCAGCCGTATATTCGTTAGTCCAATCTAAACTTACTATGTATAGTTTATCTATCATCGAGTCCTATTAGTTTTTGTTGTAGTTTTTGAATTTGTAATTTATCCTTTTGAGTTTGTTTCTTTTTCATTTTTAACTCAAGGATTTTTTCAATGATTTCGTTTTTAGACATTTTAGTTTTTCCTTTTTAACTCTTTTAACAAATCGGTGACAAACTCGCCTGCGTAAACCTTACTACCAACATTCCAAGTTGTATTCATGTTCTCGGCATAGTTCTCGTCACCACTCTTCCAATCGTAAAGAGTAAAACAAGCACCATCAGACTTTCTCTCAAACACCCATTCCTTTTGTACCTTGTTATCACCACTTGCCGTATCATATGTAGGATTACCAAATGCTTGAACTAATTGTTTATATGTCCATCCATTCAGTCGGTCTTTTAAGGAAGTCCCACCAATCAATTGTCCTGCTTTCTCTTTATTTTTTATAATGTTATATTTCATATTAGTGTGTTTTTTTTAAAATTTTCGTGTGAAAGGAAACTGCGTTTCCACCCTTGCACCTTGCACCTTAGTGGCTTATCGCTTGAGATTATCAAAATAAGACTTTAAAAAGTTATACCAAAAGATGAAGGTTGTTACTGGCCATAGAGCTAACATCGCCAGTCTTTGTTCCATTGTTGGGTCGAAAGGAATCGTCAATGCTCCTCGTCTATCCGCCCAATCTAATATAAGGGATATGATTATTATGTTGATACATCCTAAGATAATATACCAAGATATAAAATCAAATAAATCCATGTTCTGTAATATGTTCATATAATTTAAGTTATCTGTATAATATATAGGTGGGATGAAACTTATTAGATGTATATGGGTTACTCTGAGGTTCGATACCTTGTCTATACGCTGGAGTATACATATAACATCTTTGACTTCACCAAAATTTCCACCATGGTCGTGGTCTCAATTCAATATCGTCTATCAACCACTTCAATCTCTCTGCTGCCATCATCGGACAATCCGATTCACACAACTCGGCGATTTGTTTTAAATTCTTTACTATTTCTTCGTTATCCATTACTTGATGAGTATGCCGAGTTAGTTGCCTTCTCTATTAACCAACTCGATGATTGTACTTTGTCCCCAAGATTCCAAACCATATCTACTCCCATAGAATCACAATAGTCTTCCTCTGGTACATTACCTTTTCCTCTATCACCACCATTTCCAAATGCCATAGATAGTTCATCATCATATTCTCTACGATATGTCATCACCGCAGAATAGATTCCATCACAAACAGATTTGTCTGTTGGGATTCTTGGATTACATATAAATGTTTTAGTAACACCTTTAATACGAGACATGATATATTCTCTTTCTTTCTCACTCATAAAGGATTTACCTTTTTTATTTCTTAACCATGTATCGTTGTTTAGTATCACCCAAACTTCTTCTGCCATCTGTTCTGCTCTTTCTATCATTTCAAGATGACCTTTGTGGACGGGGTCAAACCCACCACTAACTAACATAACTTTATACTTCTTCATCTAATGCTTGTTTAATTTGTGTAAACGCTATTTGATGTGCGTCTATCTTACTTAATGTCTTGTCATCCTCTTGAAGTTTACTTGCTAATTGTATTACCTCAAGTCTAACACCATATGCGTGTGCTTCAAATAGTACTTCTTCTAAATGTTCTTCGTTTGATACACTCATGACCTATGTACTTTTTTAGTTCTTCTATTAGTCTTCTTTCTTCTATCTTTTATATTCACTTCGAATCTTTGATAGTACGCCTTAATCTCGGGGTCGTTAAGAAACTCTTCTCTTTGTTTCTTGTGACTCCTAACAATCATAGTTAATAATCCCCACAAATATAATGCGAAGATTATGAATCCTATGATGAACATTCCTAATGGTGCTGGTGAACTCATCACTTTCTTTTTCTTTTAGAGTTATAATATCTTCTTCTCTTAGCGGCTTGTTCTCTGAAGAAATCATTTCTTCTTTGTCTGATTGCAACTGCCATAGCTAAAATAGATGGTACCCAGATACCAACAAAAATTCCTTCTAACTTCTGACCACTAAACCATAGTGATACTGAATAAAGGAATGATACGAATGCTAAAACTATTGGGTAATATAAATCCCAAAACTCTTTTACTTTTCTCATTGTCCTAATGTTTTAATAAAGTGGAGCGTCCATGCGATTAATCCATTTAGTTGTAATGCAACTAAGTTCCATTGTCTTCTACTAAATACTTGAATTAACACACAGATAAATCCAATAATAAATAATACGGGCTCAACAGTCCATTGTCCTGCCATCAAGAATCCTGCTCCCATGTATCCAATTCTTGAAGCCATCCTTTCACCTGCAGTTAACTTTCTATCTCTAACCAAGGTTCTTAAAAATCTTCGCCACGGATTGTACTCACACTTCCCACAAGTTTTCTTGCTCGGTGTTTTGTACCACCATAGTGGTCTATCTTTTTGGCAAACATTACATTTTTTAGATTTCATATCCTAAGTCTCTTCTAATATCTTTTTTAACAGTTTGTAGATACTTCCATCTTTTCTTTTCAGTCACGAAAGGAACTGACCAAAATTGTTTGCACTTACGCCATCTTGAAAGTTTCCAACCGAATACAAATGAGAATACACCTAGCACCAACCTCAACTTGACCGAGTTGAGGTACAGAGTTCTAACAGGTAGACTTGGTGCACCATGTGTGATGTAGGTTCTAACTTTCTTATCTTTCAAGAATGGTTTTGGATATGCATATAGTTTAGTAAAGTTTACAAACTTGTATGCGAATCCTGGCGTCAATACTTCGTCAAAAAATATTTCCATTCTTGGTGTCAATCTAAACCACCATACAGGTGATATAAAATAAATTCTATCAGACCAAGTTACTAAGTCTTGATAACTTTTCATCAAGTCTTCTCGTGGTCTCTGAAAACTATCACGATACAAATCAATAACTTTGACTTGTTCTTTCTTTTTATGTTTTCTTAACTCTCTTAACATGGTCTTATAAATCCCATTGTAACAGAAAGACTTTTTATCAGGGTGCCCTATGACTATTAGATTCTTCATTAGTTGTTTAATGGTGCTTTAATAGTTGGGTGATAATTGTAGTTGGTTAGTTCGTAATCAAACTCACCATTTAATATATCAACATTCGATACTTTTAAATCAGGTAGTTCATATCCTACTCTTGTGATTTGTTCAGTCGCCTGTTGTATATGATTATTGTATATGTGAATGTCACCGAAAGATGCCATCAAATCACCTGGCTCATAACCTGTCTCATGAGACAATAGTAATAGTAACATTCCATATGATGCGATGTTGAAAGGTAACCCAAGGAAAGCGTCAACGCTTCTCTGGTTCCATTTAAGAGATAACTTGTTGTTGGATACATAACATTGGAAACCATAGTGACATGGTGGAAGAGTCATCAGTCGTAGTTCACCGACATTCCAAGCGTTGACAATGTGGCGCCTTCCATGTGGGTTATCTTTCAGTCCATCAATTAAGTTTTTTATTTGGTCAACTCCATCCCAATCTCTCCACTGCTTTCCGTAGATTGGTCCGAGGTCACCATAGACCTTTGCAAAAGATTCATCGGTCTGAATTCTTTTTATAAAATCTTTTTGGGAAAGTCCTTCGTCTAAATCATAAGAGTATACATCTGAATACTTCTTGTATGCATCCCCATCCCAAATGTGACAATTGTTATCTAAAAGGTATTTGATATTTGTATCACCTTTTAAGAACCACTTTAATTCAGTCATCATTGTTTTGACTGCCATCTTCTTAGTAGTCAATAAAGGAAACCCATCACACATACAGTATGCAAAACTACCACCAAAGATTGACTTTGTACCAACGCCAGTTCTATCGGGTTTGTCTACACCATATCTGAGTACATTCTCTAATAGGGTTTGATATTGATTATCTACTCGGTTCATTAATACCTTTTTAATTGTTCGTTAATTTGTATAACTAATTTATTATCTTCTTCACATCCAAACTCATCAATCAAAGTATCTTTGATGGTGGACAATAAAGCTGACATCTTTGCTTTACTTTTTCTTTTTGCATATCTACTATTCTGAGATTCTATCATATAGAGTTCATATGCAAGTTCATCAGTTTCTTTTAATTTGTTCTCGTACTTTGAAATACGAGTATCTACAATACGATTATTTGTTGAGGTGTAGTTTGGAACATATCCTTTATACAACTCATCTATTCTTCCTTTGAGATATTGAATCTCTAATAACTTATCTAAAGTTGTCCTATCCATGCTGCAAATATTGTTATTACTAATCCAATCAATGAAAAGAAAGTTAACTTATAGTTTCCTTCCATTTGCTTTCTACTTCTACCTTGTCTATATTTTATATCTTCCATATTCACTTTACACCACCACTTTGAATAGTATCCACCATGTTCTTGATTTGGTCATGCCATTTTCCGTATGTGTCTCGTGATTGTTCACAAGTGTTTTGTTCACATCGTCTTTTCATGTCTACCATGGCGGCTTCTAAAATTAATATTAATACTTCTTTCATATCACAATATACAAAATTTATCTGACAATTCCAAATATTATTTCTGATTTTTTGATTTGAATCTTGTCGACTCGGATGTCTTTTTATGTTTAGTCTTTCTACCCTTAACTCTTTTACGCCATCTTTCGAATGAACTTCTCTTCAGATTCTCTCTCATAATCTTACGAACCTCATTCTCTTTGATTCCAAACTGATATTCAATAGCTTCAAAGGGAGTTCTATCTTCCCATGCCATTTCTATAATTCTATCTATGTCCAATGTGTAACTCATAACTGATGATAGTCCCGAATAGGAACAATGAAAATTAGACTCCATATTTCTTTTTATATTTTTCCAAGAAGGATTCACCAACTCCAATCTGAAGTATGTTACTTCCTTGTGGAATCCTCTGACTTCTTGGTGCGATTAATTTATCTACATGAAGGTCAAACGCCTCCACTCTAACCTTCCTACCTCGTGGTGGAATGTATGCCACTATTGTTCTCATAAACAATTATTTTTATACATAAAGATATCATCTACTATGTAATTAATATTTAGCTTTGCTTGTTTGATGTTATCCTCATCAATCAACTCTTTAACCTTTTTTAGTCTTTCTATTATTTCGTCACCACTCATAAATGTCTATTATCTAAATGAATTATTTTACCTAAGTGAAGTTCCCACTTGTCTGTAAGTTTCTTGTCGATACATTCGACCACCATGTGTGTGGGGTTCTTGTGATACGCATACTGAAAGTATATGTACTTGATGTCTTTATCTTTCAATCGTTTAGTCCAATAGGGTGTGTTGTCTCTGTACTCTATTGGTTTAGTCCCATTCATGATTCTTTCAAATGGGTCTCTCATCAGAACTAAATGTAAAACTTCTTTATCTTTCCAAATCACTTTTTCTTATTTTTTTTCTTAGGTATGACATTACCCTTCTCGTCTACTTCGGGGGCAATCCACATTTCATACACAATCCATAACCAAATAATACCTAATGTTACAAATACTGCTGCCATAATTTATTCTATTGTGGGGTCACCAAATGGTATATCATCATAATCGTAACCGCCGTTCCACTTATCTAATTTTCTATATCTTCGTTTCTTTGGTTGGAAAAGAGGAATGGTTAGAGACATACTGAAACCACCTAAAGTAGTTGCCCATATATCTCGTGGGTCTACATATTCATTTTGTACACCACCATCGAAAAGTTCCTTTGCCACTCCTACGGCAAATGCCGTACATAAGCCAGTTATCATCGCCCTCTTTTTATCTTGATGTTTATTATAGGACCATGTGTAACCTAATGTAGACATTATCATTCCAGCACCAAAGTGTAGTTGTTTATCTTGTTCTTTTAAGAGTATGGTAGGATTGTAGGAGTTTGACTGACCATGGTTTTCATAGGTCATCAAAAAAACAATACTTAAGATTAGGAACAATCTCAATGTCCAACTCCATATTTTTTTTGGGATTACCATAACTTGTTTATTATATATATTATTTCATTCTTAAAAAAACTCCCACCGCTGCTCGAGTATCTTTCATCACCTATAAAGACTTACGCGGCTCGGAGTTAAAACTAAAAAAATGAATACAAAATTTCTTTATGCTGCCGTGTCCATGTATCGTTTAAATCCGATTACTTTAGTTGGACCAGCGACTGCCAATCTTCGTTTCTTAATAGCTACTGTTGTTAGGTCTAATAACTCGACATCCGTTTCGGTATCTAACCATTCAGTAAATAACTTAGTCAATAATTTCTTTTTTAACTTGTTCATAATTTTCAATTTTAAAAGAAGAAAGCGTTCCATGCATATTCAATACACATTTTATGAACACCTCTTCGTGGTTCTATATGTTTGTTAGATTCGTATCGTCCTCGTTCATCCATGTAAGTTACATAACCCTTTTCAGGATAAACACCAATTAACTTTGAACATAAGGTTGGTGCGGAGTTGTTAGAAAATACTTGTCCAATAACTTCTTTTAATTCGTTTACTTGTTGTTCTGTATAAAACATATTTTTTATTTTTAAATGAATAATTTATAATCTTTTTCGAAACTAATCGCTTCTTTCTCATATGGGTGAGATACATAATCATGACCCATAGTGTAATATCTTTTGAACCAAATCGGTGATTGTAAGTAGTGGATGTATTCGTGAATCAAAGTCTGAACAACCATCTTCTTACTTTTCATGTTAGGATAGTAGATAGTAATCTCGTTCATGTCACTACAATACTCAGCGTGACATCCATCCTCATCACCTTGAGCACCTTCCTCGCCAGAATACTTTTCGTAAATGTTCTTGTGTAACTCAATGTAAGGAGTACACTCTTGGAACTTTGAGAATCCGTAGTGTTCTTCTATCTTCGGAAGAACCTCGTTAACTATTTCTTGAACTTTTGATTTTTTCATATCTCTTAATCTTACACTACTAAAGTACGCAAAATAAATGACACCGCCAAATCTTTAATGTTAAATTTATGTTAAATTTTTCAACAAGTTATTAACAATCTGGCGGCGTCAATCATTAGTTTACTTTACAATCTTTGGACCTGATAGAGGCATCTCTACATAACCAAACTCTGGATACCTAAGTAGGTGTTCCATTTCGTCATAGTAAACCTTGTCTATGTGTTGAGGTCTTGTTAACCTCATCCATAACTTAGTCCAGTTCTTCTGATTCTTAATCGTGTTGTGATATACAACTACTTTGATTCGAGTCTGTACTGACTTCCCACCAATGATTCTCTGAATCTGTTCTTGAATGTACTTGTCCATCCATCTATCAAGAGTCGGTGCACCCGATGCGCCATAGATAACAAACACATCATCGGTAGTTAGTCTTTCAACTTTCTTTAAGACTAAATCCTTGTGAGTATCTTCGTAATCATAAACCATTTGATTACTATCTTCTAACTTCTTCTTGTCGATGTTGTCTTGTACTTTGTCAAATACACCATCAACTTGTCCTGATGTTAATCCCATCAACATGAATCGTTGTCTCATACCAAGAGTCTTCCATGAGTGTCCTGCCTTGTGGTGTTCCGTACACTCATCAATAGCGTCTTGTTTACTGAATGACTTACCTACATTAAAGTCTGCGTTGAGGTTATTACCTAACATCTGAACTTCAGTCTCTTGCATTAGAGAGTGAATATCCTCATCAAGTATGATACACTTTATCATTGAGTTCTCGGTGTGACCAATGTTCTCATTTCTCGTCTTCCAATATGCAGTCCTTGTGTGATTACCACTAATAAGGATTAACTCATGAAACTGACCATCGATAGTAACATTCCTTAATAATATAGGCATATCGTAACTACCGATTTTGTTTCTTAACCTATCAACAATCTTTGATAGATTGTCGGTGTCTATCTCAAGTTTACGAACTTGCCACTTATCTGCGTGGTACAAATCCTTGACAGACATTTCAACAATGTGTGTCTCGTTAATGTATTCAAGTTCAAAATCATCGAGTTGGTTTCTGAATTTACGAAAGTCATCGAGTTCCACCATCAACCTATTTACTAACTTCATGTTCAGTTCCTTCTTACCAGGATGACCATTGTGTTTGTTGTAGTACATAGGGTTGTTCTTAGCGTCAACCTTTGTTAACAACTCATACTCATATTGTTTACATTCTTCTACTGAACCCCAATATAGGATTTTGTAACTGAATAAACCAACTGAGTCACTTGCGAGAAGTTCTTTGAACTCTTTGTTAGTAGATGATGTACCATAAAGTTTAGGTCCTTCTTTGTGAAAACCTACATACATCTTTTTGTCTTGTGTATTTTGGATTTCATACACATACGAATCACAACCATTTTTTGTACGAGGCCCTTCAGGTCGTGTGAAGATTTTGGGCCTTGTGGTATCGTCAAACATTAGTTCGAGATTCCACGCTTTAGCAGTTCGTGCCATAGTTTAAAATTTAAAAATTATTAATTTACCGCTTGCCTCTCTGACAAACTTAATACAAATATACAACAAAAAAATTTAACTGGCAAGCTTTTTATACAAAACTTGTAAATAAAGTTGAGGTGTGACCTTCTTCCCATCCCTTATCTTTATAGAACTGATGTGTAGTAGGAAGACAATATGTGATTACTTTATATCCTTTAAGATTAGCTTCACACCAATCCCATCTGGCATTCCACAACATTCTGTAAATACCATGACCTCGATATTCTTCTTCAACATATGCGTTAGCGAATTTTATGGTTCTGTCAGAAAGGAAGAGTAAGGAATTCCAACCAATAGCTTTGTGGTCGTATAACGCAATCCATCCACACTCGTCTTTGGGAGTTGGTACAGAGTCGGGCAGTTTGTAGGGTACTATCGTTATATTCATTCTTTGTTCTTACCATAAAGAAATAAATATACCTGTTTTAGTTATTACCTCTACCTCTTGATGAACCGCCTGAATTACCACTACTTCTTACTGATGATGACCCACCTCTGTTGATATTAACATTAGACCCTCTGCCTGAATTATTGATTACAGGTGGTCGTGAGTTAAAATTATTATTGGGTACTCTTGGTTTGACATTCCAATTGTTGTTATTATTACTTGGTCTGTTTGGTACAACAACATTACTATCAATTGACCCCGCTGAGCCATTTACATTGACACGAATGTTATTACCTCTACCCCATCTGATAACATCGTTGATAACATTGTTATTGTTATTGTTGTTAGGATATACTCTGTTGTTTCTTCTTCTATTAGTATCTTGTTCTATATTAGAGTTACCAACAAAGTTTCTACTTCCTCGTCTACCAACTACAAAAGAGTAATTGTTGTTACTTGCTATCAGAGGTTCGTTGTACCAACTATAAGAATAATGATTCCAACCATACCAACCTTGTGGATGTGGATAATACCAATTGTAGTATCTGTGATGTCTAACCCACCATGGATGACTCCATCCATACCAAGGATAGTCCCATGCCCAATCTGTCCAGAACTGATGTGAATTAAACCATACATCGAATCTGTTGTATGGTCGCCAGATACCATCGAGTCTTGGATTGTTGTAATACCAAGAAAGAGGTTGGTTCATCGCATATTGTGCAAAGTCCCATCTGAAGGTAAAGTCTGTTCTTAGTTTTCTCTTGAGTTGAAATAAAGAATTGATAGTGTCAATCTTAGTAGATGAATCAACTTCTACCACAACGCCTTGATATACAGGGTCATGGTTAGAAGTAGAGACATACCACATAGGTCCACAACTGACCAATAATAAAAATGATAGTAAAATTAATAATTGTCTCATACTCATAAATATGAGAATAATTTAATTACATAGTAAAGGTAAGGTTCTGCTTATCTAATTTATACGATTTAGCAGGTATACCAAAACGCCAATAACAATACTTTGTACCCTCATCGATTTCAGACTTAGTTATATTACCTACCTTCTTAAACATTACCACCTTCTTTAACTTCGGTTTCCAAGTTACATTAATTCCCTTTAACATATAATTTACAATTTTAATTGACCCCTCATTATGGGGAGAGGATTACCCTTAGTACCGATGGGCGGGCTCGAACCGCCACGGACATTACTGCCCAAGGGATTTTAAGTCCCTCATGTCTACCAATTCCATCACATCGGCTTACAAAAATTTCGTGGACATCAAAGATACAAATACTATATATACTACTACATAGGTATATGCTAAAAGAAATCCAGCTAAATTTAGTGTTCCCAATAGGATTTGAACCTATGACCTACTGATTATGAGTCAGTTGCTCTAACCATCTGAGCTATGAGAACCAAGTACATCAAAGAACTCTTAGTGACCCCACAAGGACTCGAACCTTGAACCCTCAGCTTAGAAGGCTGATGCTCTATCCAATTGAGCTATGGGGCCATATCACTAACTTTACAAAGTAAAGATACACAAAATATTCCCAAATTCCAAACTTCCAATGTTAAATAATTGTTAAATCATCAGAAGTAAGGCAAAATAAAGTTGGCTAACTCAGTAGAATACTGGCTCAGAGGGGACTTTCCCTATGGTAAAAAACCGACCCCGGTATGAAAACGACTCACAGGCCGTTGTAACTTGCTGATACTCAACGGTTTACACGAAAATACCCGCCCCCCTCGCTCGGCGACATGCGTCGCCTCGCTGGGTTGGTCCACTTCCCCTACCTCATCTGGCTTATTTAGCTAAAATTATTTCAGCTTACCTACTGGCTGGCAGGCTTGGTGTGGGTGTCCCTACCTCTGTATCCCTATATACGGGCTATTTTAGCTATTTTATTTTTATGTCACCGCAAGAAATTTAGCGTAGGGGCAGTCTTTCCCAATATAAAGATAAAAAAATTAACCGAGAATGCCAAATTTTTAATGTTAAGTTTATGTTAAATCTTTATATGACACAATGTCAGTTGCGTTGAGGCCTGAAAAGTTATCAACAATTTGCGAAAGTTATTAACAAAGTTATCAACATGACACGATGTCACATATATCGCTCATTTTCATAACCCCTTGAGCGTCAGAGGATTATGCGCTATTACCTAAAGTACCACTTTAACATGACAAAATGTCCTAAAAATTTCTCAGCCAGGAAAAAAATTGTTTTGCCGCAGAAAACGGACTTGTGCCTGTCTTTATTTCTGTATAATTCGTATATGTGGGGTAATTTGGGTCTGAGTTTATGAAATATGTGGTAAAATTATATTAGCCTCTTGGATTCTTGGGATATGTCGAGGTATGACACCTTGTCCAATTAAAAAAAACACGGATAAATTAAGGAATAAAAGGGCACGAGTTTACCATTAAGTGGTAAAAAGTGGTAAAAAAGGGGAGAAAAGTGTGGTTATTTATCTAACCAATGAAACCATCGGTTCATTACGAACCAAAATACTGCCATAATAAGGATTATCTTTATAAGTAACATATACGCTAAATAAATATCGTCTGAGAACTTGTTTCGATGACTTATATAGGGTTATTTTAGGCCTGTTAAATTTCGTGGTAAATTAAGGACTCTACCCTACGATTATTGTCTTACCTTGATTCCAGCTCGTCATATGGTATCGGAAGTCGTGTAGGTCTAAGAACTCGTGAACTATTCTCCTCATCTCAGCTGAATTACCATGTATGATTTGTGTGTCAAGATAAGGTTTGTCGTACCCTAAAAGGTTTTGCTCTAAAATAATTTCAGCGTCCTTATGTCTTACTCCATGTAGGTCAATTATCTTCATGATAGTATTTCTCTCGTTTATGAGGCAGATTACTTAGGTGAAGGAGTTGACCTTGTACTATATCTATATGTCTATCGTAATCTTTATCTTTGATTGTGTACACCTCACCGAAATTGTCTTTTATTTCTATGAAGTCCTCACCGAAGTAAACGGCAGT